GGTTACGGATTTATTAAACGCAATCAATGAACAAAATGTGCAATCAAAAATCACAACATCATTAGTTCAATATCCTTGGGCAGAGGGTAACTTAGGGGATGCGAGCGGAACAGTTGCAACACCTTTAAATGTAGGGTTTGAAGAAGTAGATGTTAAAACATTTTATGTAAATCAATGGTGGAATGTTAAAACAATTCAAAAAGATTTATTACAATCAACTACACCAAATATGGTTGTTAATGAGTTTATGGGTAGATTTTGGTCAGAAAGTTATAATAAAATTATAGCAAGCACAATCACTGGAATTTCATCAATTACTGAACTTGTACAAGGTGATGGAACAGAAACATTCACAGACAATTTAATTATTGACACAATGTTGTTAAAAGGTGATATGGGAATGCAAGGACTTTATTCACTACAAATGAACTCAAAAACATTTGCAAGTGCTAAAAAGAAAGCACCATCAAGCTTTACACAAACATTTGGAACAGCAATTACACAAGTTGTTAATGGTGTAGAAACAACAATTCAAGGAAAACCAAACGGATGGGTTTACAATGGTTATGTAAAAGTGATTATTGATGATGTTATGACAGATGGAAAAATTGCATTAATTGATGAGGGTGCATTTGCGTGGGCAGAAAAAGAAAATATTGAAAAACCTTTGATGTACAACGAGGACAGCAAATCAGGAAATGGTGCAGGAAGTGAAGATTTTGGAACTAAAAAACTATTTATCTTGCATCCATTAGGATTTACATTTGTTGGTGTACTTGGAACAGATTACGCAAGCAAATCAGGTTTAACACTTGCAGAGTTACAAGGTGGTGGATTATACGAACTTGCAGTTGATGTGAAATTATCACCAATTACAATTCTATGGATTGCACTTTAATTAAAAATACACAGTTTTAAAACTGTGTATAAATAAACATAAAAAGGGTTTAAAATGGCAAAAGCAAAAATCGTATTAGCATTACTTGCAACAGCACAAATACTTGCAGAAACAAACAAAGATGAAAGACTTATTGATGTAATTGCAAAACTTGAAGCTTTAGAAGATGCAACACATTCAACAACAGAGTACAAAAATTTAAAATTGATAGTTGATGAATTAGAAAACAATGCAGGTGATGATAAATCAAATAACAATGATGATAAAAAACAAATTGATGATTTACCACAAAAAAATGATGGTGAAAACACAGGTGATGAAAACAATGCAGGTGATGATAAATTTGATGCAATTGTTGAAGAAAAACCAAAAAAAATAAACTACACAGGTATTAAAATGATTGGTAACAAATGGTATTCAATCAAAGATAAATATAAACAATCATTTGCAACAGCAGATGAGTGTGCATTACATTTTAATTAAAAAGAGAAAATATGATTTTTATTCCATCGACTGAAATAGATTTTGAAATAGCAACAAGTTATTTGAGTGTTGCGGATGCAGATAGTATAATCTTGAAGCAATCAAACAAAGATAATTGGGAAAATTTAGAAACTGATGTAAAAGAAATGCTATTGATACAAGCTAGTTATTCAGTTGATGGTGCTTTAGAATATAAAGGCACAAAAACATCAAGCACACAATTATTAAATTTTCCGCGAAATGGTGCTACTGTATTGCCCAATAATATTAAAATAGCAACAGCAATCACGGCAATGAAAATAAGCAATGATGATATATTCAAAAATATAAAAACAGAAACTATTGCAAAGCATACAACAGAATATTTTGCAAAAGTTGAAATTGATGATGATGTGTTAGTATTTTTAAAACCTTTGAAAAAAGGAATTACCACAATACAATTATCAGGAATTGAATATGAATAGTGCAAGATTAATTTCAAAGTATGGTGAAAAAATAAAATTAAACACTTTAAATACTAAGGCATATTTTGAAGAAAGCAAAAAAACTTATTACCTTAGATTAAATGAGATTTACACATCATTTGATATTGAAGTAATACACACAGTTGAAAATATATCACTTGATGATGTTCTAACACTAAGAAATGAAAAGTTTGAGGTATTAGATGCAAAGCCAGTTTATACAGGCGGGATTGTTTCATATTGTGAAACTTTGTGTTATAAAGATGATTTCACAAAAGATATAACTATCAAAAGTCAATCATTAAAAACACAAGGGTGTAATTTACCAAATGTAATTCAAACACCATCAATTGAAGCAAAAGCAAGATTGAAAACAATTAAAGCAACAGATTATTTAAACTTTGCCCTACAAGGTGCGAAAGTTCCTACCCATACATTTATATTAAAATATATAATTGGAGTAGATACAAGCGATTTAATAGAGTGGGGAAATAGAAACTTTGAAGTTTTAACAATTGAGAATATTAATGAGAATAATAAACTATTAGCAATCAATTGTATTGAGGTGCTTTAATGATTAAATTTGATTTTGATAACTTTTCAAAAACAGTGCTTAATGAAATAGGGGAAATATTAGTTGAGCAATCAAAATCAAATATGGATGAAATATCAAATGGTAGAGTTTACATAATAGGTGGAAAAGCACATATTGCATCAAAAGCGGGCGACAGTCCAAACAATTTGAGTGGTGAATTAAAAAACACAATTAGATTTGAGATAGATAAAAATATTCTTGAATTTGGTGCAGGAAATGAAACAGTAAATTATGCAAAGTATCTTGAAAAAGGCACACAAAGAATTAAGGTAAGACCTAACTACACAAAAACAATATTACAAAAAAGCGTAAAAATTAACAATATTGTTATGAAAGCAGTTAAAGAAAATATGAGGTTTACAAATGTTTGATTTTATTGTTAAAAAAATAATGGCAAATGTTGCACAATATACACAGCTTTTTGATAGTTACACATTAAGCACAAGTTGTGTGACAAAAAACAACACAATAACAATTGATGGTTTAAATGGTGAATATGTGTTGAGTGGTGGAATAGATGGAATAGCAACTAAAAATTGCTTAAATGATATACACAATTTTATAAATGGTGTTGCCACTACACAAACATTTTTTGGAAACACAGAAATTGTGCATAATGTAGAAATACACAAAGTGAATGTTGGAACAGCAATTAAAAGAGAAATTGCACTTGAAATGATGATTGATAAAAAGATAGATAATATTATTATTGTGTATTGGGATGCAACAGTAAACACGCAAGCAGGATATAAATATAATATTAGTCAAGATAATACACAGGTTTTTGAAAATAAAATTGGTATTATGTATAAAATAAAAGCATCACAACTTGAAGCAATTGGAAATTGTAGTATGATTGATAAAGTAGTTGCAAATAGTGTAATTTACACAGAAAGCAGTGATACTACACTTATTAAATTTGAAAGTGTAAAAGATAGATTTTATGCAGAAAAGTTTTATTGTGTTGATATGTTATTTTCATATTTAGAAGATATGAAAATAAACGATATAATAAAAGACAGAGTTAAACATTTTGAAGTTACACTTATAAATGTAGAAACAAATTAAAAAAAGGGGAAATTATGGGTGGATTACAAGCACCAATTATTAATTGGCAAATCAAAGCAGGTGAAAGCAAAGCAGGTTTTGAAGAACACAGGATTTTGTTAATAGCACAATCAGCAGGTGAAGCAGTTGCAAAAGAATTATTGCAAGATGTACAACAAACAGAAATTAACACACTTTGTGGTGTTGGTAGTATGGCAACAATGGCATTTGATAGAATTAAAAAATTTAACAAAGTTACTGAAATTGATATTATTCCACTTGAAGTTCCAGTGGGAGCAACAAAAGCACAGGGCGGAATTAAAGTAACTGGAACAGCACTTGAAAACAAAACATTAAATTTTAAAATTGGTGATGATGTATTTGAATTTAATGCAACAATCATTAAAGATGAAACAGCAACAGCAATTGCACTTAAAATTAAAGATGCAATCAATGCAAAAACAACTTATCCATTTACAGCATCAATTGATGCAGGGGATGCAACACTTGTATTAATTGATTTTAAAATTGCAGGTGAAGTTGCAAACGGACTTATTTCAAAAATAAACACAAGAGTTTTGGGATTATCATTTACAACACAAGAGTTTACAGGTGGAGCAGGAGCTTATGACACAGATGGAATACTTGATGCACTTACAAAAGGGTATCACACAGTAATTTTTGATAGTGCAATGAGTTTTGACACGGTTGAAGATTTTATGGAAAGTCGTGTAAATATGACAAACACTGTAAAAGGTGGTGTTGGTATTACTATGAAAAACGGAAATTACACAGCATTAAAAGCGTTTGTAAATTCTAAAAATTCAAAATCAATGGTTTGTCTTGGAAATCTTGATGAAATGAAATATAATCTAATCCCATTATTAGCCGTTGCAGAATTTGGTGCAAAAAGAGCATTAAGGTTAACAGATGGTGCAGTTTTAGGTGATATTGTATTAGAGGCACAAGAGGCATTTGGCGGGATTAATAAATCATCATTACCATATCATAATACACCAATGAGTTATGATGAGCCAGTTAATGAAATTATTATTGAGCAAGTTCAAGATTTAAATGATGCAGGATTAAGTTTATTTGTACCTGCAACAATTGGTGTTGTTTTAGGAACTATGGTAACACTGTACAAATTTGATAATTCAGGTATTGAAGATAACACATTCAAATATTTAAATGCAATTGACACATCAATGGCAATTCAAGAATATTTGTTTTCAAACACTAAAAAAGAATTTGGTCAAACAAGGGCAACAGGTGGTGATTTAGTTGCAGGTGTTGCAATGACAA